TGTACAGCCGCGCCTCGGGGTGAGCGTCACGGAACCTGGCGAACGCCATGAGCAACGGCTCGAATCCCTTGCGGTCGTCGTTGTAATTCAGGCCGACGCTACCGATCAGGTAGTTGTCGTCCGTCAGCCCAAACTCGGCACGGGTCTTGGCCCTGGCCTCGGGGTCGATCCTGAACGTCTTGGAGTCGAACGATATCGGGATATAGCCCGGATCGAGCCCGGCCCGCCTCATCTCCCGTTCGCCGTGCCGCGTCATGGCGACGACTCGCCCCGCGTCATGGCAGACGGTAATCAAGCGGGAGGACATGACCTCGGTATCGATCGGCACCCAAGCGACGTGCTTCGCCTTCGTGAACTGCCGCTTACCCTCCATCGCCCAGATGTCCCAAAAGGAAATGAGGTAATCGAAATGCTCATCCTCGAGCATCTGATTGACGCGCCGAATATCGACGGCCTCGAATACCTCGATACCCTCCCACGTCCGCCATTGAAGCGTCGTGTGCTTCGTGCCGTAGCGGATGAAATGCCCGGCGTTGCGGATGCGGCGGGCCAGCTCCCGGCCCATGTTACCGTAGCCGCTATGACACTCGGGGTCGGCTGAGTGAAACAAGATCCGCATTAACAATCCCTCCGTAAATTCTCTTTTCCGCCATATCGCAATAGTCTTTATTCAATTCGATGCCAATAAAGTCCCGGCCCAATTTCAGCGAGACCAGCCCGGTCGTCCCGGACCCGAAGAATGGGTCAAGGACGGTCCCTCCGACAGGACACCCGGCCTTGATGCACGGCTCGATAAGGTCGGGTGGGAATTTGGCGAAATGCGCTCCCTTAAACGGCTTGGTCGTGACCGTCCAAACGGATCGACGGTTGCGGGTGCCGTTCGCATTAACGCCGCACCCCGTATCAAACCCAAACTTCTCATAGGTAGCCGCCCCATTGGGGCGCAAGCGTATTTTACCGACGGCCTTCATGGGTCCATTCGTTTTGAACGGAACGCGATCTGAAACAGGCTCCTTCACCGCCTTCGCGTCGTAGTAGTATTTCCGCGATTTCGCCAGCAGGAAGATGTATTCGTGCGCTTTCGTGCATCGGTCTCTGACGCTCTCCGGCATGGGGTTCGGCTTGTGCCAGATGATGTCCTGCCGCAGATACCAGCCGTCGGCCTGCAAGGCGAACGCCACCCGCCAGGGGATGCCTACGAGGTCTTTGGGTTTGAGGCCGGGTGCGATATGCCATTGCCTATCGTGATGCGTACCAACATTAGTTGACTGCTTGCCGTCGCCGCCTTTGCCGCGTGTGCTCATGCTGTACGAGTCCCCGATGTTCAGCCACAGCGTCCCGTCATCCCGCATGACTCGCCGCACCTCGCGGAACACATCGACCATCTTGGCGACGTATTCTTCCGGCGTTTTCTCTAGCCCAAGTTGCCCTTCAACGCCGTAGTCCCGGAGCCCCCAATAGGGCGGGCTCGTCACGCAACAATGGACGGATTCATCAGGAAGCGTCCTAAGAATTTCCATACAATCGCCAAGGATAATACTCACTTGACGACCCGGAGCGTCAACGCCACCTCCTGAATTATCCCGACGTGCCGCCTCGCATAGTCCAGCATCTCGGCCTTCTTCCAATGGTCCCTCCTCGAAATCCACTCCCATCGTTTATCGAGCCTCATCTCTGCCGCGCCCACGAACTCGAAGTCCACGCCGTATTGCAGGCCCAGCGGGGTATCGCTCGCGTGCCCCTCCGCGCATTGGCGGTTGAACGCCCGCGAGAACAGCAGAAACGTCTCCGGCATCAGCGCCCGAACGTGCGTCGGGTCCGTCAAATAGTTCTGATGGTACGGCCAGGGGAATACGATATTGACCGTCGCGCCCGGACGCGCTACCCGATACATTTCCCGCATGACGGCGATGAACTCCTCGGGCGTGCGGCCGAGATGCTCAAGGATATGATGCGCCCGGATCTCGTCAACCGACGAATCCGGCCACGGCCAAGGCATCGCCTCAAGGTCATGGACGACATCGGCGGGCGGGAAGCGGTCCACGTTGACGAAGCCCGGCTCGGGGTTCTGGCCGGAGCCGAGGTTGAGTTTCAGCACGACTTGTCCGCCAGCGGATAGCAAGCGCCCGGCCAGGCCGTAGGCTCTCTGGGCGCAGCGCGGTTGACCTCTAGCGGCGCAATCCAGCACATCTCGTTATAACAGGCTTTGATTGCGCGGGCCTTTGACGAAAATATGCCGACAACCCCTATCCCTGCGTCATCTATCGTCTTGACGGGAGTGCTCTCTGCGACAAACCACATTTTCATATCGCGCCCTCCAGCGTTGAAAGAACCGGGAGCGGGGTTTGACGCCCGCCCCCGGCTTGATTGACTAGTACCCTAAGCCTCGCGGCTTATCTGTCGGCGGCCAGGGTGGCCTGACCGTACCTGGGGTTCATCTGCATGACGATCATCGACACGATGTCGGCGTTGTCGCCATCGGCATCGAGCGCCTTGAACCCGACGTACTGGAACCCGCCCGAGGAGTCCAGCTCCCACGGCCGGACCTGCACGATCAATACGCCCGTGTCGGTCGTGGCCGTCGAGAGGACCGAGGTCGAGGCCCCGCTGATGGACTTGGACGCGGCGCCCGTGGTCCCGGTCCCCTGCGAGGCGGTCAGCACCAGGCTCGCGCCCGAGGAGATCCCCGTGTAGGGGACGGCGCAGACGATCAGGTCGTAGCCCTCGGTGTCGTAGTAGTAGTTCGACACCAGGGAGTCGCCGGAATCGCTGCCCAGGGCCGTGGACTCCCCGGCCCAGTTCGGCTTGACGTTTTCTTTGAAAGTGTGGATCATGGTATTTGTTTCCTGTGCGGTCCTTACGCCCGCTATTCCGATTTGCCTTAGCTCGAAGTCGTCAGCGCGATGAACGGCGATACCGTCGATCCCCCATGCTTCGGCGTGTACGGAGCCGAAACGACCGGCTGACCGTCCACCCTCAGCGTGAGCTTCCAACAGGTCTGATCCTGCAGGAAACCGTAGGTGTTCGACGAATACGACGCATCACGCGACGCAGAGATAATCATGGACCGATCCGCAATCACGTACTGCGAGAGGTCCACGAGGAGAATATCGCCAGTCGTGCCGACGGCGGCGCAATGCTCGGTCACGATGATGGGACGCCCGAGGCAGGTCATGCTCGAAAGGTCTAGAGCGCCCGCCCCATTGGCGGCCGAGGCGGTCAGATCGACCCACTCGGAGAACACGCTCTGATTGATAAGCCATGCGGCATTTTGCCAGCATCCGGGTGCGAGTCGCGCCGCCATCTTCCCGATATCCGCAAGGTCGATCTTCGTCGCCGCCGTGCGGGTCACGGAAATTAGCGCGTTGCTGCTCATGATGGACAGGGGGGAATTGCTACCGGTCCCCGAGGAGATGAAAAGGTCGTCCTCTAGGAACCGCACCGCGTTTCCGAACGCCTGCGTCATGAACGGCCCGAACGCCTGAGCGTCAGCCGCCAGCTCGTTCGAGATAAAACAAGAGGCGACGTACTTGTGCGCCACGAGCCTCAAGCGGCCGATGGCGGGGATAACAGTAGTTGAATACTGGTCCCCGGCCTCCGCAACCGCCGTCAGCGTGATGCCGCCAAAGATGTTCGTCGCCCGCGTCCCATCGACAAGCACCGGGACGTCGATCGAGTCCGACTCCATCGGCAGGACGATCGCCCTGGGGCGAACGATGGCAGTCTCCATCGCCGCGCCCAGGATCTCGCCTGCATACTGAGTCGGCACGAATACGCCGCCCGTGCTGTCGGTGTTCTCCGCCATTGCCGCCTTCTGCAAGTCGGCAATCCGCCCATCACGAATCCCGTTGACAAAGAACTTGCGGGCGGTAGTCCAGAACTCGCCACTCGATTTGAAATCGCCCGTCTTTGTGTCGATCATCTGCTTGTGCTTGAAGTCCTATCGTCAGGACGTTTCGGTGATGGAGACGAACGGGGAGAGGGTCGCGCTGCCCTTATAGGGGGTGATGGCCGAGCCGACCATCGGCTGACCGTCAACGCGCTCGGTGAACCGGAAGGCGATATGCCCGGTCGTCCAATAGACCTGATTGCTCAGGTCGATGGTCAGGCCCTGGCGGTCGCCGATGAGATAGCGCGAGAGGTCGAAGCAGCCGATGTCGCCGACCGTGCCCTGGGCGCCCATCTTCTCGGTGAAGATCACGGGCCGGCCGAAGATCTGCGACTTAACGGGGTCGTAGATGTTCTGCTGCCAAAGCATCTGAGCGCCGTAGGTGTTGGTCACGGTGTTGGCCGCGTGCATATTGAGAATCATCTTCGGCAGATTCTCATGGTTCATGAACCACACGGCCTTAGAGCGGGAGGCGACGGACACGCGGGACCAGATGTTGACGATATCCTGAAGGATGGTGTCGTCGGTGTCGCCGCGGGTCACGCTGACAAGGCACGGGGCGTTGAGGATGCCGAGCGGCTGGCCGGAGCCGGTGCCGCGCAGGAACGCGATGTCCTCGAACCACGCCCAAGCCTCGGCGAACTCGCGCCGCAGGAAGGGGTCGAGCGAAATGGCGCTGTCGGCCATTAGCTCGTCGCTGATCTTGGTATAGCCCATCAGCTTCTTGGCCGTGAGCTTGATCTCGCCGAACACGGGCTCGGACTCGGTATAGGTCGAGCCCTCACCCTGCCAGTAGGCGACGATGCCGCCCTTGACGCTGGCGGTCCGGTTGGTCTCGTTGACGCGGGGGTAGGAGAGGTTATCGCTCACCATCGGAACGGCAAAGGCGCCGTTAGGACGGATGATGGCCGACTCCAGGCCCTCGTTGATGATCGCCATGTTCTGGATCGTAGGCACGATGAAGCCGCCGGCGCTATCCGTGCCCTCGACCAGGGTCGCCTTGCCGTGCGCGTTCACGCTAGGCTTGCTGAGGTTGCCCTTGCTGTCCAGGTAGGTCAGGCGGTTGTCGGGCACGCCATCGCGCCGCATCTTGACGATGCTGTGAAGGTACTCGCCGAAGGACTTGAACTTCTCGTCAGCCTTGTCGGCTTCCTTCTTCTCGGCCTCGGCCTTGGCGGACAGGGCCTCCTTGATCTGGACATCGACCGCGCCCTTGATGTTGGCGGTCAGGGTGTCCTCGATCTGCTTGACGGACGCATCGAGAGCGTCCTGCATTTCTTTTTCCACGTTGTACTCCGTATATGAGAGAGAGTGATTGCCTGTGCCTCGTGCCTGCGCTGGCGCACGAACAGGCGCGACGGGCGCACTACCGCCTTGATCTTCGGGCATGGTTCCTAACGTCTCCAGCGGGCGCCGTGAGCGGGCTAACAGCGGGGCTGTCTCCACCCGTTCGGCGCGGGCCTAACGTCTCAAGAGCCGGGGCCGTTGATGGGCTGGCTATGCGCGGGCGCGGTTAAATATGCGCGAGCGGTTATCTATGAGCGTTCTATGATCCGTCTATGGCTCATATATGGCTCATATGGCACGTTGAACGACGGCCGGGCCGTGTTCGTGGTGTTATCCTTCGATCTTGCCCTTCAACTTCGCCAGGGCAAGCGTCGTCTGCTCTTTGACTATCGTTTTCATGTCCAGCCGCTTGACGGCCTCGGCGACTGCGGCTGAGAACTCGGCGGGGGTCATCTTCGCGGGCTCAGGGACCGGCTCAGGCTCGACCGCTGCCGGCGCGGGAGCCACCATCAACGCCTCGATGCTGGCCTTGATCTCGCCCACGGCGGCCTGCAACTCAAACAGCGTGACGGCGGGCGCGTCCTGCTCGCCCATGACCTCGGGACGGGCCGGGACGATCAGAAGCGGGATGCTGGCGCAGAGGTCCGCGATGTCCTGCCGGATCGCTGCCATTTCGACAGCCAAAACGGCAGGTACGTCACGCACGGCGGCGAGAACGGCGGTCAGGAGCTGGAGGTTCACGTCGATCGGCGCGGGCTCGGACTTGACCTCGGGCGCATGGTCAGAGTCAGGGGCAGGGTCGGGGTCAGGCTCAGCCTTCACCTCTACGGGGCCCGGCTCGGGAGCCTGCTCGACAACCGGCGCGGCCTCTGCCGTAGTATCACTTTTGATATCAGGCTCTACCGGATCGGCGGCAGGCTCGGGCTCGGCCGCCGGTGAGTCGGCGATGCCGAAGTCCTTTTTCAATGACGCGCTCTTGATGATCCCCTTCTCGTATGCCTCCATCACCGTCGCATTTTGATTGGCCGGCACGGGCACCGCGCTCACCTCGAGAAGGCTCACGCGCTTGTGCGTCTTGGTCTTGGAGTCGTAGTCCAGCGGGATAAACCCAATCGAGAACGCCCGCATGTACCCGCCCCGGTAGAGCTGATAGACCTCATCGGCGAACTGAGTGGGCGCGAACTGAAACTTGCAGATCAGCCCGCCCTTGTCCGCCTTGGCCCATAGCGCCTTGCCGATGGGCGCGATTTCGTACCGATGAGCCCACAGTAGTACGGGATTTTTTTGATATTCGGATACATCGATACCCTCGGACAGGATGATTTCGCCGTCCCGGTCAACGTCGGGCGTCGATACGCGGGCCGTGACGGAACGCTCGTCCTCGTTCGATCCTTGCGGCTCGGCAAGGTAGAACTTGCGGACCATCTCGAATTCTTCCTTCTTGCGGTGCAATCGCTGGGCCAGCTTTCGGGCCGCGTCGGGGTGCGTGTCGCAAAGCCGTTCCGTTGTGGTCATCGTGTCCATGTATATCTCCGTGCCGTCAGTCTGTCTTTCAGTTTTCCAACTCCGCCCCGCCGTCCCCGCCGCACTTATCGCCCGGCTCGATTACCACGCGCACCCGCTCAGCGTCGTAGCGCGAACCGCCCGCTCCGAAGTATTCGATTACGTGCCAGAGCAACCGCGCCATAGCGTGCGGGTCATCGTCCGTCTGACAGTCCTCGCTCTCCTCGAATACAAAGGCGTTGCCGTCAGAGCCGCATGCGATGTAGCCGTTAAGCGTGCGGGTGATGTACAGAGACCAATCTTCAGGTACATCATCGTTCTTGTCGTCAACGGGGTCGGACATGAATCCCTCCATGTTATCGGCGGTCATTTGCGCGGGACGGAACCCGTAGCCGTTGGCCGCCATCGTGATCGT